CCACAAGGGGCAAATGAATCAAGTAGCCCAACATGGAAAGACAATTTCCTAAAGAGAGTTACCGATATGGCAGGGGCAATACCTAAATCCGATTTAGATTCTATTCTGCTCGGTTATGGTACTAAATCGCTTGACCAAGTGAAAAATTATGGCGATGCTACCGGAATTTATAACGATATTAAGGCCGTTTTTCAGGAGATGAACAAATGATTAATATTGTAGAAATCGCAAAATCAATACAGGAAAAAATCAAAGAACTGGAAAAAGAACGTGGCTTTATCGGAAAATTGGCACAAGAAAAAGCGCAAACCATTGCCGAATATGAACGCAAGATTGCAATTACAATTATCAGTCTGAAAAACGGAATGGAGATCGAACTTGGCGGGCAGAAAGTTAAGTCGCCACCAGTAACTGTAATTGAGAAAATCGCTAAAGGTGTATGCTATGAGGAAAAAATTGCTGCCGAACTTGCTGATGCGAAATATAAAGCACACATTGTCAAGATGGATTGTCTGCAAGCTGAAATGAACGGCCTGCAAAGTATTAACCGCCATTTGGCGCACGAGGCTTGAAAGGATGAGAAATGGAATTAAAGTATTTTAAAGAACGCAGAGTCGAACGTAACCACGGGGAAATGGGAATTGTCCTTGAAGAAGATATTTTTTTATTGATTATAGAGAATAGGGAAAGTAATAAAGGATATTATCATAAAAGATTTGCATAAATTATATGATAAATTAAAGCAATTCCCGCTAATCGGTAAAGACGAAAAACTTGTTAGAATATCTGAAAACTATAATATATTTAAGGTTGTAAAAAATGAGCAATCCAAAGATCACGCTTGAAGTCATTCAGGAACAATATGTAAAATTCGGGGTTCTCAATAAAGAACAGCAGAAATGGCTTATTGATACCCTGCAAATGATGATAGGGACAGACCCGCAATTTTTGCCTGTAATTGTCTGCGGGGTTAAGCAGTCAAATATAGCAGGTGCGGATGGCAATAAAGTACAATCAAGCCCTGCTTGGCACTTTATGCCAACTAACATGCCAGGGATTAACATTTCGGAAATGCTATCTAATATCGCTATTGCTATCGCTTTCAGGATCGGGATTAGCACCGGTAAAAATCAAGATAAACCAAAATCTAAAATCATAAAGCCAAATTGAAAGTATCACAACTCAAACTCAATCCGAAAAATCCACGCCTGATTAAAGACGATAAGTTCCGCAAACTTGTTCGATCAATACAGGAATTTCCGAAAATGATGTCGCTCAGACCGATTGTAATTGATGATGACAATTTGGTACTCGGCGGTAATATGCGACTGCGGGCTATCAAAGAACTCGGCATGAAAGAAATTCCTGATGACTGGGTAAAGAAGGCTTCTGAATTATCAGACGAAGAAAAACGCCGGTTTATAATTGAAGATAATGTAGAATTTGGCGAATTTGACTTCGATATTCTGGCGAATGAATGGGATGAAAATGAGTTAGTTGATTGGGGAATAGATGTATTAAATAACAAAGAAAGCAATGTGATAAAAGAACAAGATATAATTCCTTATAAAAAAGTATATATTTTATTAATTATTGATCCAGAAAAATCGTTTGAAGTAAAAAAAAGAATAAGAGACTTAATCCAAGAATATCAAATAGAAATAGAGGAAAGTGCCAATTGAAAACCGATAATTCTTGTTTATTGCAAAAGAGAATGATAAGAAGGATTGCGCTAAAAAAATCAATTAATAATAATATACTTGATCTATATCATGGAGATGGCATTTGTTGGCAAGGTATAGATAATATTAATGTTTCAGGTATAGATAAAAAAATAACAAAAGACGGTGTTAAAGCAGATGCGATAAAAATGATAAAGTCATTAGATTTATCTCGCTATGGAATTATAGACGTTGATTGTTATGGAATACCTTATAAAACGATAAAACAATTATTTGACAATTCAACAATTAAAAACGACACAATAATTATATATACATTTATACAATCAATTTATGGAAGTTCGGGCAAATTATTATTACAACTTGGAATTACAAAAAAGCAAATAGAAATGATTCCGACAATATTTAGGAAATTTGCATTTATAGCGTTTGAGCAGTTTTTACTTGTTAATAATATTAAAAAACATTACATTGTACAAGTAAATGAAAATAAACGATATGGATATTTTAAATATAAAAAAAGGAGTTAGCAAATGGCTACTATTTATGAACCAAAAGGTAAGGCGAGAGAATATTCACCTTTAGCATTGAATCCTTATATTGGTTGCAATCATGGATGTAAATATTGTTACGTCCCTATGATAAGAAGGGTTACGCAAGAGGAAAATAGTAATATAAGGGAAAGAAATGATTTTATTGAATCTTTGAAAAGAGATGCAAGAAATATTAAGGATAGGACAAAACAGGTATTATTATCATTTACAACTGATCCTTACAATTCGCAAGAACCAATAAAAAGACTTACAAGAAAGTCTCTGGAGATATTGTTTGAAAATAAAATCCCTTGTTCAGTATTAACAAAAGCGGGAACAAAGTCTCTTGTGGATATTGATTTATTTAAAAAGTTCGGCAATTCAATACAGGTAGGGGCAACATTAACATTTGATAACGATAAAGATAGTTTGGAATGGGAACCAGGGGCATCGCTACCAGATGATAGGATAGAAATGTTAAAGATTTTAAAACGCAATAACGTAAAAACGTTTGCATCGTTTGAACCTGTTATAGATCCGGAGCAATCAATTAATCTTATAAATAAGACTATTGAATTTGTAGATATATTTAAAATTGGCAAACTAAACAATAATTTTAAGGAAATACAAGATAGAATAAATTGGTCTGATTTTCTTGGCAAGGTGGTGAGAATATTAAGAGGTAAAAATAAACCATTTTATGTCAAATATGATTTAAGAAGAATTTGCCCAGAAATTAAACTATTTGGCAATGAGGTTTTGCCAGATGAACATAACGCTTTTCCATTTCAAAGGACGCAGATTTCAATATTTTGAGGATTAATTGAAACGACAATAAAACGACATGGCAAAAAGAGGCGAACATTTACAACGGGTAGGGAAAAAATTCAGTCCTGAATATCAGCCAAAAAACCGGCGTGTATCTACTAAGCCATTGACCGATTTACTACTGCGCGAACTCAATGCTAAAAAGGAAATCAGGATAACCGCACTCGATCCGATCACCCGTAAGCCGATAACAGTAATAATTCCGGCTACTAACAAGGAAGTGATAACAAGAGCGTTATTGGTCAAGGCGGCTAAGGGTGATACAAAAGCTATCGAAATAGTCTATGACCGTACCGAGGGTAAAGTGCCAATGCCGTTGCAGATGTCCGGCCAGTTAGAGTTATCAGCGAAGTCCAGACAAGAACTAAGCCGGATAGATGATTTGGATATTGAAGATGCGGAGTTTAGCGAATGATTGAAATGATAATAGCAGAGATTGAACGCCGGAATGGGATTGGCGAAAGGGTAGAAACATTAACAGTTTCACCTGAAAATACGCAATTAATAGAAATCCTTAATTTATGTTCAAGCAAGAATAAGCGGTTGATATTAAAATACGACATTAATCTGCATGGAGAGGAATTTGTATTAGGCTTATAAGTTAAATTATTAAAGACAGTGCAACTTAATAAAATGAAGAATGCTCAGCGACAGGATAAAAGTAAACCTTAATAAATTAATAAAATGATTGTTAATGTCGATATTGAAGAATATAGGGATAGAGTTGAAAGGATTGCAAGGGATATGATACTCTTAATGGTCAAAGATATTAAGAAGGCAAATAATCCCAGGAATAAAAAATCTGCACTTGAATGGTTTAATCGTCGGGATACATCGCCATTTGGTTACGGTTGGTGTTTGAAATATACTAAAATAAATCCTAATATGATTAGAAGATACATAAATAAGAGGAGTCCAATATGAGTTCTAAAATAATCCTAAAAGAAATCTGGGCGGCTGTATCGGTTGCATTGGTATTGATAGCGATATATTTAGCGCCTTATAATAAATGGTTATTAAGACTATTACTATTTTATCTGCTTATAGTGTCAAACCTGAATCAATCTAAACTTGATAAAATCCGCAAAGACTTAAGTAATCAGGCATCAATTATCGCGGGCTGGATAAGAATGAAACCGCCTAAAAATATAGAGCTGAATTGAGACTGTGATAAATCGACTTCATAAAGCACGAGCTATATTAACCGGCCAGTTTGACGCTCAAATATCGCGGGCAATCCGGGATAAGGAACTCGATATAACTATTGAGGCTTATCGGTATAAGTGGGCGGCGGCGATCGAACCGTATTATTTTACCAAACGGATATTAAATTACCGGAAGTTAATTCACAATCCGCACTATGAGATGTGTCAGGAAATGCGATATGATACTTTCAGGCGGGTAATGCGATTGAGACCGCGTGGTATATTCAAGACGACCATTTACGTTATCGCCAAAATCATTGACTTGCTAATTGACAATCCGAATCTCAATCTCTTGTTAGTTATGAACTCGTCAACTAATGCGCAAAATGTGTTGTCTGAAATCAAAAGCCAAATGACAACTAATGAGAAGTTCGTCTATTTGTACGGTAACTGGTCGGAAGGATCACCGCGCTGGAAGTCTGACAGTATCGTAATCAATCGGTCGAAAGAGCAAAGGAAAGAGGGATCGGTTGATGCTATCGGGATGGATACTAAAATGACTTCACGGCATTATGACTGGATATTTCTGTCTGATGTCGTTGATTCGGTTGACCGCGATTCGGCGGCTAAGCGGCGTGATACTATGCTATTCTGTTCTGATGTATTTGACTTAGTGAAAGACCAAAAGACACCTATCTGGATGGACGGTACTTACTGGCATTTTGACGATTATTATCATTATGTCGTAGATGAACTAAATGAGAAATTGCTCCAGAACGGATTTGAACCTTTTAAAACTGTAATAAAGCCAGTGCATTATTCCAAAGAATTAGGCGACCAGCCGGAAAAGGAAGGGCTACTAAGGCATCCTGAATTGTTTGACGAACAGAGACTAAGCCAGTTAATGATTGAAAAGGGTATAGTCCAGTATTCGGCACAGTATGAATTGAAATGTTTAGCTGATAAGACACAAATATTCAAGCGTGAATCAATGCGCATATTTAAAATGGCTGGTATTATCAAAGACAAATGCCGTAGAGTTGGCTATCACGACCCGGCACTTGGTGAATCTGAAAAAGCCTGCTTTGCTCCGATTGTTACCGGATATATCCCGAATTATGACGATGTTGAAAACAATATTAACAAAGGTGATATACTCATAGTCGATATGTACGTTGAACGCATGGCTCCAAGCGAAGGCCGGCGGGTAATGGCTAAACTGCACGAGACTCACAATTACGCAGTTATGGGGTGTGAGAGTAACGGGTTCCAATCGGTATATGCACAAAGCATGGTCAGAATACAAATCGGCGAAAAGATGATAAGTGTCCCGATATATCCGATAACCAACACTGGAGCTAAACCGGCACGGATTGAATCGTTTGAACCGTATTATACAAACGGTGCAGTTAAGTTCCGCGAGGACTGGCGGACTGCACCTAACAATTACCGGGAAGGGCTTAGTCAATTGTGGAATTACCCGCTTGATACATACCGCGATGTACCGGATGCACTTGACGGGTTAATGCAAACAGCCAGACAATCAACAGTAACGATAGGATGACCGATATGAATCACCCTTGTGAGTTAATGTATCAGTTCTCAAATGCAAAAATATACGGGAAAATACCGGGCATTTGCCGTATCACTGGAAAAGAATCGGTCGGGATACTATTCGATAAGTGGGTTAAAGATACTTTCACCGATCATGCCTATCTGAAGCCGGGGACGATTATCAGTAATGAAGCCCTGTTTTGTTTTGAGGAACAATCTAAACTCTTAATGCAGATGACCGGTCGCAATAAGCCACAACGATTCCGTACTTATTCTCACATCGTCGTCGAGCAGGAATGGCATCTGCTCAGCAAGGCACAGAAGCCGGAAATATACGACTTGCTTACAAATACTGACCCACTCATCGCCGTCATTGCCGATTCTGGGCAGAAACACTTGCTATTCAAGCACCGGATTGGGACGTGGATGTTTGAAAATGAAACGATTATGCGTGATAAAATAAACTTACGCCTGCTAAAAGAAACCGTCGAGTCTCTGCTGGCAGTGAAATTCAGCAAAGATGAAATTCAAACCGGCAAATATCAGCAGTGGAAGATACTTGAATGCGGGCTTCCATTTTGGCAAGCACAAGAGAACAAATTCAAACGCTGGCGCGGGTCTGCGCTGTTTGACTTAGCGGTCTGGCTGGCTCGTCCGCCGGAGATGATTACAAATAAAACGAAAGAGGTGAATAATGGAGACAAAAATAACTCAGACCGAGGTGGCAAACAAACTGCTTTTGCCTTTGTGGACGGGGCTTGATGGCGATTACAAAGAGCGCTACAAGCTGGACATCTGGCAGCAGTTCGAGAATAACCTGCGGGTCGCGGCCTACACGTCGAAGTTGACGGAATTCCTGGCCAAATTCCTGCGGCTGATGAAGATTGAATTGCTGGCGAAAGATATTCAGCAGGTCAACTCAATTATGAACTCCGGCGAAGACCGGCAAATCCTGCGCTGGCTGAGGAATGAGACCACTTATCTGGTGCTTCAGGTGCGGCGGATCCGGCAGGAAATTAACGATTCATTTAAGGAGTAAAAATAATGAAAACCTATATCATGGAAGGCATGGTAACGGCATTGTCAAGCATTACCCATAATGGTGGTGAAAAGAACGGAATCACCGCCCTTTTGCGGCGGGAGAAATTCATCCTGCCGAACGGCGATTACGAAGACGTTCCGCTCATTTCCGGCAATTCGATTCGCGGAAATCTGCGCGATATTGGCATGTACTATATGCTGTCGCGGCTGGGCTATGGAATTGAAGAAAAAGACGGGAGTGTGATCGGTCTGCCGCTTCCAGCATTTGACTTTCTATTCAGCGGCGGCGCTCTGACAAGTAAGGGCAATGCACCACTGGATATTGAATATTTCCGCCGGATGAGGGAGATGATTCCGCTCGTGGGACTATTCGGTGGAGCGATTGGTAATACAATCATGCCGGGCAAAATCAAGATCGGCAAGATGATTCCGATCGCCGAGGAAACTCTGCATATAGTGCCGGAAAAATTCCGGTTCAAGGAAACCAAATCTGTCTGGGACTACTGCCAACTCGAAATGTACGTGCGCAAGGACGACGAGAAAAATGAAAATCTGCGCGGCATGATCGAGGGCGAAACGCGCAAACTGCTGGCTGATCCGGAAAAGCGCAAAGAGGTGCGGAAGTCCGGACCGCAACAGATGATGTATTATATTGAAACGATTGCGGCGGGGACGAAATTCTTCTGGAAAATTGTGCTGGAAGATGTGACGAACGTTGAGTTTGAGGCTTTCCTGACGACGATCCTGCAATACTCCAAATTTGCCATGGTTGGCGGAAAGTCCGGCGTCGGTCTAGGTGAAATCTCGATCAAGATGGATAAGTGGATTGAGATTGACAGCCGGGTGCATACACAAGGCCGAGAGATTGACGTACCGCTGGGTCAGAAGTATGAAAACCATCTAAAGAATCAGAAGGCGGAAATCGTGAAAATGCTGAGCGAGATTCAATGATGGATGAAAAATCTGCGCGACTCTATGCGCAACTGGATCAGTTCAAATATCTGGTATCTAAGACTGAGCGGTTCATTGCGTGGAGCCTGCGGCAGGTCAAGAATCCGTATGTCGCCTGTTCGTTCGGGAAAGATTCTTCGGTTATGTTGCACATGATTCTTAAGCATGCACCGAATATAGTGGTAAGATTTGCGACGCATCCAGAAACCAATATTCTTGATGATTATCCCGGTGTAATTGAATGGTGGGTAAAAAATTACTCAATCAAATTGCAGGAAATCTATTGTGATGGAGGGCTGGTAAAAGTAAAACATCACCAGCGCAAAATGCTAAATGAGGGTAATTGGGATGCATTTTTTGTCGGTATACGAGCACAAGAATCTTTTGGAAGGCGGGTTTCGTTAAAAACATATAGCAAATATCATCAATTAGCAAATGGAAGGATTAAAATTTGTCCAATGGCTTGGTGGAAAGAAAATGATGTTTCAGCTTACATATTTTCTAAAGATTTACCGTTATTGGGTAAATATAAATTTGAAGGAATATCAGCCCGAACAAGCTCAGGGACTCCCAGAACGCATATTCATGAAACACTTCAAGCATTAAAATCAAGAGACTTGCAGAAATTTAATCAATTATGTGATTTATTTGAGGATGCAAAATATTATGTTTGAACCACTCTGCATTCGCGCCTATATTCAGACCGGGATCATTTCCGATCAGTTTCTGCCGCTGGACGGCATTCTGCTCTATCATGCTATCCGGGAGCAGTTTGGACATCCGGATATTGCCCTTCCCGGTGAGGACATCACGAAAGGCAAACTAAAATTCTTTCTGCCGCTTGCGATCGAAAACGAGGGGCGAAAGGACTGGTTCTATCACTGTTCGTTTGCACGGTGGGCGCCGGACATGCGTGAGGATCAGCAGTCATATTGTAGGCGATTTGACCTGAAGTATTCAGACCTGATTGATTTCCAGGGGCGAAGCCAGAAGGTCAACCTTTCATCGGCGCGCTACAAAAACTATTTTGTCAAGGTCTATTACCGGATTGCAAGCTGGGTTGAATGGTACGCGCTCGGCGAGCGTGCAGAGATCGAGCGGTTTCTGCCATTTTTGACACATCTCGGGAAGAAGTCATCCCAGGGCTGGGGCGCGGTATTACGCTGGGAAGTTGAACCGATTGAAAGTGACTGGAGCATCCGGAATGTAAACTGTTTGCCAATGCGGGCAATTCCCGCTGAGCAAGGTTTTCTATACGGCATCCGCCCGCCTTATTGGGAATCGGATAATCAATTCATTTGTGAGATGCCCGAATGACTAAGTACCGCCCGGAAATGCTGAAAGCATCCGAGATCGCAACCAAGAGTGGAATAGACTACTCGACCGTTTTGCGTTGGGCGAAAGAGAAAAAGATTGAATCAGAACGGATCAAATTAAAAAATGCACGCCTGCCGGTTACATTAATTAATCTTTATTCATTTACGAACTATGTGCGGAAACATTACCGTTATCATAAGATGAATACACGCGCCGGAAAGCGGTGGAATATAGATGAAATTAAAAACCCTAAAGATAGAACACGAATAGCAATTCGCGTAAAAAAATGCAGATTGAGAAAGATCGAATTGAAACACGAAAAACGGAAATAATTGTTTATGAATAAATTACCTCAATATCTTGAACCGATTTTTGTTTTAACTTTTATGGTTTGCTTGTTAATTATCATTGCTAGTATTTACTTATACTGGATGCCGAAGAAAGATTCGGTGGCTGATTTGACAAGCGAACAAAAGTTAAAAAGGAAACTGGTAGAGATAGTTGGATTGGGCGGGACTATCGCCTTTATCCTGCTGTTTTTTCTGGTTATCGGGGTCTTGATATTTGGGATTTTTAGATAATATAGCATCATCGCTTGGTTATAAGGTTGATAAGCCTGAATCAGTTATTACTTCAGGATTAGGGTTTAACTTCCCGCATTTTTCTGCTGATTTAAAGGGAAATTATAGCGCCGCTTATGGCTCTATTGTTTCTGTTTATCGCTGTGTTAAGGCGATTCAGAATACAATGTCAGCCTTGACGCTTCGGATATACAATGTAGATACAGATGAAGAAATAGACGATAAGACTATTAATAGTTCACCTGATCTGAAATTATTCCGCAAGCCGAATAAATGGCAGACTTATTACGACTTTTGGGAAACGCATTGGGGATTCATGGAGTTGCAGGGCGAATGTCCCTGGTTATTAATGACAAACTCAATCGGGATGATTCGCTGGATGTATCCGCTTAATCCGAATTTGATTGAGGTTATTCCAAGTAAAGCTGATTTTGTAAATGGCTATAATTTTATTGCCAATGGTCAAAACATTCCGCTAAAAACCGATGAAATTCATTTCTGGAAATACTTTAATCCGTCTAATCAATGGCGCGGATTATCACCTATTCAGGCAGCTGAAGCCGATGTCAATCTTGAAATTTATGCGCTTAAAAGTAATATTGCCGTTTATAAAAATGGCTCTCGACCTTCTGGGTTGCTGATAAGTAAAATGCCTAATGACAATATTGACGAAGTTTCGGACAAGTTCAATAAAAAGTATGCTGGTTATGATAAGTTTGGGAAGGTCGTATTCTTAGCTGGTGGCGATTATACATTTCAACCGTTGCTAATATCGAATAAGGATATGCAGACACTTGAACAGCGTGGATATAGTGACGCTCAAGTTGGGCAGGTTTACGGCGTACCGCCTGCTATGCGTATGCAATTTAAAGATTCGTCTGTAATTCAAAACACTGAAATTCAAAACAAGTTATATTGGGACAATACGATAATCCCGAAGATGGAGCGAACTGAGCAAATACTTAATAATTTTATTGTGCCAAGAGCGACCTTAAAAAAAGTCTATGTAAAGTTTGATCGGACTGAAATTAATGCCATGCGTAAGAATCTAACGCAATTAGCGGAAGTATATCAGATTGCCTATAACTGCGGCGCGGCAACCCCGAATATGATTCTTGAAAATGTACTCGGCCAGCCGAAGGTTGACGATCCGGCAATGGATAGTTTCTATTCAAACCCGATGTTAATGCCAAATGCACAGATTGGCAAGGCCACTAATGAAGTCACGAACAAAATTAATGCTATCTTGAAACAAACCGAGCAAGTTAATCTGTTTACGCTGTCAAAGAAACTCGGGGACATAAAGCAATTAGTTGCCGATACGAAAGAAAGTGAAATTCATATTAAGGCGCGTAATCAATTATTAAGATTGTCCCGAGGCCATGAAAAAACCTTTAGGAAAAAATTGGCCGAATTGTTTGAAGGGCAAAAAGTTGAAGTATTAAAAAAACTCAATGCGCAGAAAATGTTCAAGGCTGTTAATCCGGCTGAAGTTCAATTCAATTATGATGAATGGGTAAATAAATTCAAAGATGCCGGGAAGCCTGAAATAACCGCCGCCTTACAAGATGCAATGCGTAATCTGGCCGAGGAAGTTGGTGAAACCAATATTAACATAACCAATCAGCGAATTAGAAAGTATATCGGTTCAAGGGTTGATATGTATGCCGGATCGGTTAATGACACATCCAAAACGGCGATTGACCGGATTCTAACCGATGGGGTCGAGGCTGGATTGAGTATTGATGATATGGCAATTCAAATATCAACTTATTTCGATGCCGCACAGGTCGGACGCGCCCAAACAGTAGCACAAACTGAAGTTGTAACTTCGATGAATTTCGGACGTACTGAAGCAATGGGACAATTAGGATATGATAGTCACAGATGGATGACCCAGCGTGACGCTGAAGTCAGAGAAAGCCATGCAAGCGCAGACGGTCAGGTTGTAAAGATAGGCGAAGAATTTACGCAACTTGGTGCGGACTATAATGGCGATAGAACATATCCATCTGATTTTTGCGAGCGGTGCTTTACAATTCCGGTAAAAGGTGAAAGGGAATAAAATGGCAGAGATATTCAAACTATGTAATAAAGTAGCAAGCGATAAACGAGGAGAACCTGGTGAACCAATTCGATTCAGATTAACCGAGCGCAGAGTTGACCGTGATTCTGAAGTTATTGAACCGAAAGGCGTAAGGCTTAAAGAGTTTAAGAAAAATCCGGTTGTCCTCTGGGGGCATAATCGAGGTGAATACAAACCGGCTATTGCGAAGATACTCCCTGAAACCTTTGAAATAACCGAAGAATATATTGACGCTGATTTGGTGTTTGATATAACGAATGATCCCTTTGCGGCTATGATTGACGGGAAAGTCAGGGATGGATTCCTTAATACCGGCTCAATTGGATTCCGACCAATTACCATTTCGCGTGAAGCAGTTTTACCCGATCAGCAGGGTGCGACAATTAAAGAATCAGAATTGTTTGAGTTTTCGATTGTCAATGTACCAGCCAATCCCGGCGCAACTCGTAAAGACTATGAAAAGTTTTTTGATGACTGCGAATCGCTGGGCGTTAAAACAGATCGGGATGAGTTCTTTACCAAATATGCTGAATTTTTCAAACCGGAAGGTAGCGGATGGGATGAAACCGATGAAATGTTCCGCTATCGGGTACGCAATCCCGATTTATTCATTGAAGGTTCATTTCGGACCGTGCCTATCAAAAAAGACAAGCCGCGCGTTAATTCGGTTATGGGTAAACTAAAAGACAAGCCGGACACCATGACCATTCAAAATATAATGTTTCCTAAGTCTGATGATTGGACGTTACCGCAGGCTAAAGCGTGGATTAAGGAACATCCCGAAGTCAAGAAAGACCATACTGACGAAGAAATTAAGGAACTGGAAGAAAAGGTCGGCCAAGTTATCAGTGCGGCCAATCGCCAGATAATTCATAGTTGCCTTGATGAAATGAGTAAGGTCACAAAGTCAATTAAATCACTATCCGATTCATTGAAGAATCTGTTAATGGCTGGTCAGCAACAGCAGGAATCGGTTGATGAAATGGTAGAGAAGTTTAGAAAAATAAGACAGCAAATTGATGATATAGCGATTATCGACAATGATAAACGGATTGAATCAATTATGCGAAGAATACAGAATTTAACCTGAGGCTCTTGAAGTCCGAATCACTCAAATAACAGAAAGGTGACAAAATGAGTGACGAAACGCAAAACATGACTCCTGAGCAGAAGTTTGATGAAGCATGTCGCCTGATAAATCAAACACTCGATGTAGTCAAAACAGAGCAGACGGATTCTGCTGAAACCAAAGCGAAACTTGCAAAAATGGGCGAAGACCTTATGGGTATTACCCGCAAGGTTGATGAATTTTCTCTTGTTCAAACCAAAATGCTTGAAAAGGTTACTGAAGAAGATGAAAAGGATTACAAGATATTCGATTTGGCTGTCAAGAAATCTGATATGTTCTCACGTTGGGGATATGACTCCAATCCGATCAACAAGGCAATGTATAAACCGCGTACAGTGGCGACAAATTCCGGTTACAAATTGACCGGCAGTTACGACGGCTTAGAAGATTTGATGCTTATGAATGATGCATGTTTCATTCTCGGTCTATCGAAAGCACAAAGGGATGGCAACCTTGCCAATTATGCCAAATACGTCCAAGACACCGACACTTACAAAATGCTGAATTACGAGTTGAAAGCCAACAAGTTATTCGCCAAAGCATTAAATACCGATGACGGGGCTGACTGGGTTCCGACGGCTATGTCGGCTCAGATGATTGACGATATGCGGCTGGGTCTGAAAGTAGCGGCTCAATTCCCGCTAATCACGATGCCTGCCAGATCAGGCTCTTTTGATGTCCCGAATTTGGGTTCACGCCGGAGTGCCTATCTTATTGGAGAATCAACTTCCGACAGTTCGGATAAAATCCCGACTGCGACACCACCGACCAGCAAAACGACATTCTCCGCAATCAAACATGCTTTGCGGATGTTAGTCAGTTACGAAATGGAAGAAGATGCAATTATTTCCATGCTACCATTGATACGTTCTGAAATTACTCAGGCGTTAGCCGATGCAGAGGAGAACGCTATTATCAATGGTGATAACAGTACAACTCACTTTGATACTGGTTACACGATGTCGGCAACTGATGTTCGTAAATCATTCAAAGGGTTGCGTTATTATTCCAATTCGACCAATGGCGGAGCCAGGGTTGACATTTCAACTTTGAATACTACCAATTTACGTTCAATCCGTAAGGCAATGGGACGTTTTGGCGGTCAGAATATGAATGATATGTTCTGGCTAACTTCAATTTCCGGTTATATCCAGATGATGAATAATTCTGACGTTTTGACTTTCGACAAATACGGTAGTATGTTCACGCTTAATAGTGGCGAACTTGGCCGCTTTGATGGATCGCCGGTTATTGTATCTGAATTTATGTCCCAGGAACTTAACGCAACTGGAACTTACGACGGGACTACAACTTCAAAGACAGCTATTCTTTTAGTCAGTAAGAAAGCCTTCTGGCGTGCTTATAAAGGTCAGATGTTGGCAGAACAGGAGCGCGATATTGACGTGCAACAGCATAAGGTCGTAATGTCGCACCGTTTGGATTTCAAGCGCGTCTGGACTCCTGGGTCAAGTGAAGATGTCGTAGGTTGTGGATATAACTTAACATCGTAATTTACCAAACTGAGGGAATCGGCAGGCTTGCACTGTCCGGCACTCTCATAACGTAAGAAAGGAAATGTAAAATGCACGAATTACAAGAACTCGCAAAAATGGCAAGACCGTCAGTATCGCTTGATTTACTGGCGCAGAAATTCCCTAACTTGAAAGGAAACAGTGATAATCAGAGCATGTATGATCTGTTAAAAGACATTATGCTTTGCTCCGGTATTAACCACATTGTTCAGGTTCACGACTGCGAAGCCGCGACTTACTGGACTGAATCGGATGATGGCACACTGGATGTTACCGCTGGTACAACCGGCAAGCGGGTAGGTACAAACTGTATTTGTATCACTAATACTGCCGCTACTGATGGTACTCAGTATGTAGAAACCAAATATATCAATGAAACCGCCGCCGTACCAAGCAAAGAAGGCTTGCGTCAAATGGACTGGCGGGATATTGATTATTTGGGATTCTGGAAACACGCTGAATCTTCAGCACACTTCGGAACTGATGGCGAACTAAAATTCGCTATTGTTAATAATGGCGTCGTAAATGGTAGCACAACTGCACCCGGAACGGCGCAAGACCCGATCAGTGTTGACGGCACGGCTGGCACGGTTCATCATTGGTGTGAAATAGACTTGCGTAATTATGCCCGTGACCGGGTAGAGGCTATCCGGTTTTATGGCAACAATAGCAACGTCGGCGAAGTCACCTACATTGATGACATTATCCGGTACAAAATCAGCTATAACAAAGCACCGTATTACGGTTCGGCTTTCCCGATCAAATCCGGCACTACCTTAACGGAAGGCAATACCGGAACATGGTCGATTGACGGTATGCTTGCGGCTTCATCTGCGGCAGCTGTTACCGATCTCGGCCCCGTCTGGTTGCGTGGTAATGCTACGCTGACCGGTACGGCAAAGCGTAATAAATGGGCTATCGTTCCCGGATTACAAATTGTACTTTATAAGGCCAATGCCGCGAATACTGCTGGCGATTTGCAGGAATGGGCGGCTGATGGTTATTACACAGATGTAACCACTACGGCTACTGGTAAGGGCGTTATAATCGCTCTGGAAGCTGCCGGAGCACAATATGACTGGGTTTTTGGTCTATTAAGAAAAGTCGGAACTTCCGCTTAACAAAACGGATTAGGGGCGGGGTAACTCCTTCTCCGCCCCTTTTATCCGAAAGGTTTATTATGGATAAGAAAGACGAAATATCTGAAAAAGAACCTAAGCCTAAAAAGAAGAAGTCTTTTCGTGATTATAAAAACAAAATGATAACTGAGGAGCATGACAAATGAAAATATTATTCATCGGCAAAACCATGAATTACTATATCGGCGATGGAATCAATATCCGTAAATCTGACAATACAACCGGAAAAGTAGAAATTGATGTGCCGGATTGGAAGGGCAACCAGTTAATGGCAGACTTTCCTGATGATTTTATCCCAATCCCGAAGTTTGAAATTAAATCAGAACCGGAAAAGGATATTGTCGAATTGCCTAAAGCCAAACCACAGATTAAACCTAAGCACAAAATACGGAAGAAAGGCGGTGCGAAATGAGGCAGGCGGTATTTCCCGAAAAAGAAAACTTATCACATTCACGCGGTACAGAGTTTAATATTTAT